AGTACGGATTTCATAGGTAGAATATTTATTCCCACAAACAAGACAAGTCCGACTCCTCCAAATAAAAGGAATCGAACTTTCTTTTGTGTCTATGTTGTGGCCTCTAGTGGATAGCCTAGTTCGAGTATTGTTTACTTGATTGTCTAGGCTACCGCATTTAGTACACTTCATTTTTGCACCATCTTAAAATTATCAAGTAAGAATTGATAGTAAGGTTCAGATAAAGTAGGCCAAGAGATACCTGCTTGTGCTGATTGTCTTATCAAACCTGCACCACCATTACAAGATGTAAGAGTTCGTACATCAGGAAACTTAAAAGGATTCCTACCACTTGCTGATAAACATTTAAAGATTTTTTGAGGGAAAGATTCTTCAAAGTTAAATGATTCAATCGCATGACAGAATAAGGTAACTGTTTCAGAATCATCTTTAAATGGCTCAAGTTTTTTCTTGATAAACTCCCATCTTTCTTTTGGTAAATCTAAGTTAAGTTTCATAGGTCTTGCTCCCAAAATTTAATAAGTTTTTTTAGTTCAGCTATCCGCTTGTTTGCGTTGGCTGTCTTCTCAGCTTTTCTAATGCTGATTTGTTTCAGCATGGCCTGAGTTTCTTTGTTGATCTCTTCCATAAAGTTCATTTGGTTTCTTTTTTAAATGGTTTTAAATAGTGGTATAACCTTTGATGTAAGTCAGCCATTTCACGACAAGTAAGTTCATCTGACCCTTCCATATTTTTAAAAGATAAAGGTCTATCATGCAGTAATTCTTCTGCTGTTGCGTGATACATTAGAAAGCTATCCAGTTGTTCTTGAATTAAAAATTCTAAGTCATCACTTAACATATAAAATTCACACTTAATCATTTCAGATTTATCTGTTAGTTGATTGTCTGGAATAATAAAAGGCTTGCCGTTGATGTCGATAATTTTTCGATCATCTGTTGATGTCATGATTTGTGGGTTCATTGTGGTTCCTCCGTTTTAATTTGGTTAATAGTTTTAATGATTTCTTTTTTGTAGTACTCGATAGTCTCATCTAATAGAAGATTGCCCTCTTCATCAGAGGGCGGAAAGATAGTAAAGTTTCTATCGGTAAGTTTAACGGCTCTATGCAGTATGCAATCAAGCTCCCAAAGAGTAGCAGTTTTTGATCTAGACATTATCACAATGAGGATAAAAATTGATATGGCTATAAGCTTTTAAACCTGTAGCTTTTTCAAAGTCCGTAAGACTCTGTTGCGTTTCTCCTCCTATATGCCACCAATGTTCCTTCATTGGTGTTTGCTCTAGCTTCCAATCATAAACATAGAAAGAATCTGTAAAGGCTCTACCAAATTCTGCTGACGTCTTGCCGTCACCATCATCTTCAGTTGGATTACTGTAAGTTCCTTCCCTTTTATAAGTGGGTTCTCCTAACTTCTCTACTAATTGTGAGTAAGTTGTTTTTACATAACCTTGTAGGCATGGCATGATTTGTGGCTCCTTTTTTTAGGTTGACTAATAGCTATGATAAACATAACTAAATACAGTATGATTTAAGACATAAAAAAAGTCAACCCCTAAACCGCCAAAAGGTAAGTTTATTAGGGTTGACTTTGGTGTTTACTAAACGTCTTTATCTTCGATTATTAACTGGCCTACTGTGTTTCCGTTACTATCTCTTAATGGTTTTTCTATTGGCATAGAATCTTCATTAATGATTGCATCTCTTGAGTAGTCAGATAAGTCTTTAAAGATACGACTAATTTCGGGTGCTGCATTGTCTTCAAACATTGCATTGTCTAAGTTGATAGACATTCTTAAGTTTGCCATTGTGGTTCAATGATAAGGTTTGCAAGTGAAGGATTTTTGAGTCCTTCAGAGAGGGCTAGAAAGCCCTCCAAGAAAGAATCGGTTTACTGTTCACCAATTACAAGGTCAGCAGCTTTGACAGCATTACTAAATACTTTCATTAGTTGCTGAGATGGTGACTTGCTGTCTTTGATAGCTTTAGCCCAACTTGATAAGTAAGCTGCATGGTTTTGAGTATTACAAGTTATTTGTAACCTATTAGAAATTAAGACGGCTGCAAATTCTGCGGTCATCTCTTCTTGAGGTCGATACTTCTTATACTCATTTAACCATTTTCTGTTAAGCCTATCTTTATGACCTGTAGCATGAGCAAACTCATGAGCAAGTGTTGAAAGGTAAGCTTCATCATTAGTGAACGATTCTCTTTCAGGCATTACTACTTGGTCAGTACTGTCCATGTAGTAAGCTTGGTCACCCATATGCTGTAAACCATTCTTAAGGTCTTTAGAAAAGATCATTAAGCGGTCATGAGCATCTTTGCATCTTTCAGATAATGGCCTTGTTGACTTCTCACAGTCAGCTTTGAATGAATCAATAATTTTATTTAGTTTGCTTTGTGCTTTGTCATCAAGTCCGACTAGATCGGAAATATTAAAAACACTAGCACCTTTGAAGGTAACCTTCATAATAAATTCTTGATTCCCTTCTTTGTCTAATTTAGGGCTACCGTCCTCATTCTTAAGGTCTATCTTAATTGGATTAGGTCTTAAGATTTTGGCGGCCTTGCTACCCTTCTTAGGTATGCAATTTAAGTCTTTTTTAGCTTGACCATATCCCACCCATAAAGGTAATTCTTGACCCCTCAATGTTTGATACATTTGAAGAATTATAGGATTAGCCCCAGAATAGGCATGACCAGTTAGGAAATTGATATGCCCTTGAGATTGTGAAGAAGTCCAAGGTTTAGACCATACATTGTCTAGTTGCTGATTGTCCAATAGCTCCATAAAATCTGCAAGGATCGCATCTTCTATTTTTACTGTTGGTTTTTTTGGAGTGAAAGTCATTGTGGTTCTGTGAATTGTGCAGTCGGTTTAACTGCTTAATAATAATATTAATATATATATTACTGTTTTGGTTAGATTGATTTATACTTCCTCTGTTATCCCTTGGTATCACTTAAGAAATCCAAGTTAACATTCTGTAACAATACCCCCTTATCGATAATATGAAAAGATATACCCATATAACAAAAAAATTAGCCCAGATTAGCCTAAATAATATAAGATATATTATGAGATCCTAGTTATACCAATAGTTTTGCTTGTTAGACTGTCTTTATTTGTAATTTTTGCAGGGGTCGAGGGGTAAAATCTTTTTTTTATATGCGTATAACCCCTTCAAATTTTTGTTCCTAATTTTTTTTGGGTAGGAACCATGCAGCAGCAGTCTAAGGATCCTCCCCCCTAGTGCAATCCTAAGTGTATTCTTAGTGTAATCTTAGTGAGTAGAGGTTACTCTTTCTCCTATAGTGGTCCCTAATAGAAATCTTTAATAAAACCTTGGTCAGATACGTTAGTATTTCTTATTTGTTGAGGGGTCATACCCATAGCAGTTTGAGAAATGGTGTTGTTAAAGAGAGAGTTCCAGTTATCAGT